CCACTACAACTCCGCCGTAGGCGCTACCATTGGCGGCGGTTTATGCCGTAGTCTTTTGGTTGCTTCAACCTTTGATAATGCTTTAATAGCCGCCCTAATTTTGCTTTGTTTTTTATTTTTTTAAATGATAGTGAAATGCTTATTGCTTGCAATTCTTGTAGCAAAAACAAGAGAAGAAAAGCAGGCTGGCGTAAAGGAAATATGAATGAATAAAAGAGCTTTTATTGGGTGTATTATTGTAGGTGTATGCCTACCTATCTGTTTTTAGTAAAGAATGATTACCTGACTTCTATTAAGACTGCAACGCTTGATGGACTTACAGGAAGTAATGATGGTTTACTGAATGAAATCTCTAAGGATGCTGTGGAAGAAATGAAGGGTTATCTAAATGCACGATATGATGTAGCCCACATTTTTGATGTACCCGTTGACCCAAGACATAGAACCATTTTGATGTATTGCAAGGACATTGCTATCTATCACCTTTATTCGATGAATACGGCAATACCTATGCCTGAAATCAGGGCAACAAGATACCATGCTGCTATTAACTGGTTGGAACAGGTTTGTCAACAAAAAATAAACCCTGAGGGCTTGCCATTTAACACCAAATCATTTGTGAAAACAGGAGGTAATGAGCTTCGCATCAACCATCAAGAATGATAAAAGCAAAACGAAAACAAGCGACTGAAAAGGAGCACCCTATTATTCAAAAGGTGGAGATTTCGCAGATAAGGCGAAGCAGCACCGATATCGATAGTTGGAGAAGGGCTATCAAAACTGCGGAAAGCATCCACAACCCGAAAAGGGTGATGCTGTATGACCTCTATGAAGAAATCATGTTGGACGGACACCTGACCGCTGTAATAGAAAAGAGAAAGACAAGTATCTCCAACGCACCTTTAGTATTTCTGAAAAACGGGAAAGTAGATGAAAGCCTTACTGAAATGATTTCGACAGAGGCATTTATGAACCTATTGGGCTATATCATAGAAAGCAAGGTGTATGGACATAGCCTAATTGAACTCTCTTTTGACAATGGCACTATTCATCCGCAACTGATACCGAGAAAGCATGTTATCCCTGAAAAGGGAATGATACTCAAACATCAAAACGACTATGATGGATTTATCTATAGAACACAACCCTACACTGATTATTTATTAGAAGTAGGCGACAAACAAGGTTTAGGATTATTGATGAAGGCGGCGCAGTACGTTATCTATAAACGTGGTGGATTTGGAGATTGGGCGCAATATTGTGAGTTGTTTGGAATGCCTTTCAGAGTAGCCAAATATGAGGGCTATGATGAAAAGACAAGACAGGAATTGGAAACTGCACTCAAAGAAGCAGGAAGCGCCGCCTATATGGTGATACCGAAGGAAGCGGAAATCAATTTTGTGCAAGGAAGCCATACAGGCACAGCCGTACACTATGAAGTGTTGGTGAATAGCTGTAATAAAGAGTTATCCAAACTCATTTTAGGACAGACCATGACTACCGAAGAATCGGGAGCGTATGCACAAGCGAAGATTCATCTGGAGGTAGAAAAGGAAATTCACTATGCCGATAAATTGTTTGTCAAGAACATACTGAATGAAAAGCTATTACCCCTATTGCGCAAGCATGGAATGCTGCAAGGAAAGGGAAAGTTTGGGTTTTTAGAAGCTGAAAACATTGACAAGAAAACAAGGTTGGATATGGACCTAAGATTAGCAGAAAAGATTGTGATTGACGATGAATATTTCTATGAAACCTATCAGATACCACACCCTAAAACAAGCGTGCAGATAAATGGAAATTAACCCGATAAACGATGTGTTTATGCAGTTGGTGCAACAAATAGATGTTGCTCATTTAGGCATACAATACATGGATATTGACTTAGGACAGATAGACACTGTAAGAGAGGATAAACCTATAGAATGTCCGGGCATATTGTTTAGATTGGATGATGTGGTATGGAAGGATAAGAACCCGACTTTGCAAATAGGTATGCTGAATGTGACTCTGAAAGTGGTGTTTAGATTTGAAAGGGAGGAGGATAATTTCGAGGGTATAAAAACAAGAGTGGAAGCGAAGGAAGCGTTATTGATTTTGAATCAATTGCATGAGGTGATACAGGCTATTCGATTTTCAAGTTTTACAAGATTGTTGCGCTATAATCAGTACACGATAAAGACCAAACACCAAAGCAATTACTGGGTGCAGGTGATGGAATATCGTTGCAATGTGCAAAGCGATGGCAATGTAGATGACCCTGAAAATACTGAGATATTTTTCTCAGAGAATGATAAAGATGCGAGCTATTTTGAGAAGCGAGAGTTTGGAATGAGGAGTAGGTAATTTTAAAATTTGACAATTCGGCAATTTGACAATGACCACCCCGCCTAAAGGCACCCCACTTCGACACTTCGACTCCGCTCAGTGACCGAAGCTCAGACTCAAGAGGGGAATGATGAGTGATGCCGAATTGGGACTATTTGGACGATTAGGACATTATATAGGAGTAGCAATTAGGTCAATAATTGGCTTTGAGAAACTGAGGTAATCTTCACCATTGAGCCAATCTCTTTCATTGTCGTGGGTGAGGATAACGGGCATTCTTTTCTTGGTGTTGTGTATCTCTGCCATGAGTTCGTTGGCTTCGGTGGTAATGATGCTGTAAGTGTCTAAAACTTCGCCTGTGGTTTTATCTGCCCATTGGCTGTAAATGCCTGCAAAGGCAAAGGGTTCTTCATTAGGCAAACCAATTTGATACTGCTGTTTGTTTTTGCCTTTTTCATCAAGCCACTTCCACTCAAAAAAGCCATCCACTAAAATGAGGCAGCGATTGACAATACAATTCTTGAACGATGGCTTTTCTGCCAGTGTTTCAATTCGAGCATTGAGCGTGTTGACGCGAAATTTCTGGTCTTTACTCCATGAGGGCATTAGCCCCCAACTGTATAAATCAATAGTGTCTGGCTTACTATTGGTGATGACTGGTGTTTTGGGAAAGGTGAAACCATTGTAGCGGTCGGCAGGAACATAGCCCTCCGTTTTAAATTTTCCTTTAAACCTTTTTTCAAGGGTTTGCGCGTCTTTGGATTGTTTGGAGTGGAAGCACATGGTCGTTGTTAGTTGTCAGTTGTCTGTTGACAGTTGTGGATGGCAAGATAATTTGAAGATTTGAAAATGAGTTGATTTGGAGATGATAGTTGTCAAATGCTTCGACGCTTCGGGGCTTCGGCTCCGCTCAGCCACCGAAGCTCAGGGAATGAAGCTCAGCATGACAGATATAGATTGCTTCGTGCCTCGCAATGACGACCACCCCCCGCTAAAGCGTACCCCTCCAATGGAGGGGAATTGAAAGCGGGATGCCATAAAATTAGGTTTTGACTTTAATGATTTCGTTGAGGTTGGTGGTGTAGCGTTGGGAGAGTTTTTCTTGTCGCATTTTCCAGGTTCTGCCTATGTCTTGGGAAGCTAATTTTAGCTTCTTTACGCCTATGGCTTTGTTGATGTCGTCCATTGTTTTCATAAGGTAACTATGCTTGGCAGGGTCGTCGCCAAAAAGGGTTAGCTGTTTGATTTTTGCAGGGGTAATCTCCATGACAATAACACCCGCTTTTTTGTAGGCATAGCCTTCTTTAAAAATTAGCTGCAAACCCAATGCAGCTTGCTGCGCAATGAGAATACTCGAATTGGTAGGCACTGGTAATTGCAAGACTATATTTCGGGAGTATTGAGGCAGGTCTTTTCGGTGACCATTGGTGTGTACAAACACCATCAGGGCATTGCAGCAGGATTGCTGCGCCCTTAGTTTTTCGGCACAAGTGACTGCAAAAGTCACTACCCTTTCGCGGAGGTAGTTAAAGTCGGCATGATTGGTATCGAAGCTGCGGGTAGTGGCAATATTCTTTTTAGGTTGGGCAATATCGAGGTCGAGGCAAGGAATACCTTTTAGTTCTTGCTGTAGGCGCAAGCCGACAACAGACATTTGTTTTCTTACCCAATCTTCGGGCAGCAACGTGAACTCATAAGCACGATTGATTTTTAGTGCCTGCAAGCGTTTGGCATGACGATGACCTATGCCCCAAACATCTTCGATAGGCAGCCATTTAAGGGCTTTGATGCGTTGGGAATCGTTGGCAATATGATAGACGTTATTGGTGTCTTTGGGAAACTTCTTAGCTATTTTATTAGCGACTTTAGCCAATGATTTAGTAGGTGCAATGCCCACACTAACGGGAATGCCTGTACTGCTTAAAACATCGGTGCGCATGTCATTGCCCGAAGCGATAAAATCGAAAGAGGGCAACATATTGTTGAACTTGAGAAAGGCTTCGTCGATGCTGTAGATTTCGATTTCGGGAGCATGGGTAGCTAAGATGTCCATTACTCTGTTGCTCATGTCGCCATACAAAGCATAGTTGGAGGAAAACACCTTTATGCTATGCTTATCGAACAAAGCCTGGTACTCGAAAGCAGGCGCACCCATTGGAATGCCTAACTTTTTGGCTTCGTTGCTGCGTGCTATGACGCAACCATCGTTATTGGAAAGCACAACAATGGGCTGGTCTTTTAGTTTTGGCTGAAAGACACGTTCGCAAGAAGCGTAGAAGTTATTGCAATCGACAAGGGCGAACATTTTAATTAGCTAATTCGACAATTTGACAATTTGAAAATGGACCACCCCGCCTTCGGCACCCCTCGAGAGGGGAATTGAAAGCGTGATGTTTTGTTAGTAGTGTTTTTGTAGGGAATAGGTGACGATGCCCCAGATTTGGAGGTTGTTGTCTTCTGTGATTTTTATGGGTGGGTAACGAGGGTTTTCGGGAAGTAGCCACACTTCTTTATCGTTGACTTTGAGGCGTTTTAAAGTGAACTCGCCGTCCACCACGCAAATTGCTATGCAATTGTTGCGCGGTTTGAGGGATTTATCAATGATAAGTAGGTCTTTGTCGCCAATACCTGCACCTGTCATTGAAAGCCCTTCGACACGAGCGAAGTAAGTGGCAGAAGGTTTGTTGACTACGTATTTATTGAGGTCGATAGTAGCGTCTAAGAAATCGGCGGCTGGCGAAGGAAAGCCTGCATGCACTGCGCCAATAAAGGGGCGTGGTAACTGGACTTCGAAAGCAGCGTTATAGACAGTAAGTGTTGTTTTGTGTTGGTGTAACATTTGGCGGATGTTTCGCCCAAATGTAAATAAAGGGTTTTAAAAAAGACATTTTTAATGTCTTGAAAATGGTATTAATGGTGGTGTATTTCTTCGTTGTCAGCAATAAGTTTATCGTATTTGGTTTTCATTTCTTGATAGGTAGCGAAGTAATATTCTTCGTTTTCGGGAATTGTCTTGATGCCATCTGGAGTAATGATAGACTTGTCGGGAAAGAAAATGACTACAAATGGCAAGGGTGGGTTTTCAGATTTATCGCAAGCACCCTGATACATGGTTTCGATACTGTATTTATGTCCTTCCTTAGAAACAAAATAACATTCAGGAAGCAAATAATCTTTTGCAAAAGCATTGTACCAATTATCGTAAGCATCTGCTGTTACTTCAAGCAAATGGTTATAAGTGGATGGGATAAAGTAGTGCATGATAATTTGAAAACAATAGAGTTGATGTAAAAGTGGACAATTAGAACGATTTAGACAATAAAGTTTTGACAAAAAAGAAACCCGCTATGAAAGCGGGCTTTTTGGTTATTGGTTGTTAGTTGATTGTTGTTTGGAGAAGATTGCTTCGTCGGCAAATGCCTCCTCGCAATGACGACAACCACCCCGCCTAAAGGCACCCCTCCAGAGGAGGGGAATTATTACGGAGTTTGGATGATGGCGCAGATGCCTTTTTGGTCGTTGCGGCGTTTGCGACCGCCCATGCGAACAAGTCCAGAATAAACATCTCCGTAGTAGGTAGGGTCGCCGAGATTTTCGAAAAAATCGACTGAGCCTAATGCACGTTCTACACAGTTTTTCTGCCATGCTAAAGCTACACCATTATCGTTAATAGTAGCGGTTGCACCTGGTGTTTGAACAACCGGTGTACCTGCATTGTTAGCTACTAAAACTGTTGTGCGCTCCATGAGGTAGAAGCCTAAGACTTTACCAATTACACCCTTCGGTAAATCGAGGGTTGCTGATGGTTCGCGGTAAGTGGTGATGTTGAGGTCATCCATTAGCTGGTCGTACATGTCGGAGTCAATGAGCAGGTAACGGTCTTCTTTAGGACAGTTCTGTTTGTTGAGCAAAAGCCTTGCTGCTTTGACATCGGCAAGGGTGAACTTTTTACGAGTGCCTGTAGCCGAAGGCAAGTGCGCCGTAACGTTTGCCCCTGAAGTGCGGACAATGGATGTAGCGTTCTCTGCGCGCCAGTTGTACAACATCCAATCGGCAACTAACTGACGCAAAGCGGATTCGTACTCGCTGAGTACATTGGAGAGCTTATCGTAAGAGAGTTCGACTGTATCGGCATTGGGAATGAGGATAGGGTCGGTTGTGAACTCGTCTATGGAATAAGTAACATCAATGTCGGCACGGGTAATGACGGTAGCAGGTAAAGAGGTACGATTCTTAACGATGTTAGCCGTACTTCCTGCATTGGGAATGTGGACTACTTTGCCTTGCAAGACGTACTCGTCTGCATTGAAAGCGTAGTTGAGAAACTCATTGTCTTTAAAGAGGTTCTCGATGATGTGGGAACACCAGATTTCTTTTTGAATAGCCATGTTATTGATTTGAAGATTTGAAGATTAGTTGATTTGATGATGGGGCTTCGACGCTTCGACTCCGCTCAGCGACCGAAGCTGGGTTATGGTTTAGGGAGTTTACCGAACTCTTTTTTGTAGAGTGCATTGTATTTAGCAGGTTCGTTTTCTTTCATGGCTGCCAACAAATGCGGTGCTTTTTCTTGGTAGTCGCGAAAGGTTTTGTATTCGGGAGCATCGTCACTTGTGGCGTTGATTTGCGATACAATACTCTTGTATGGTGTGATGGCAGAAAGCGCAGCTTTCGTGGCATCATAATTTGCTTCGGCAAGTGCAGTGTAGGTTGGACGCTGCTCTTCCGTGATACGGTTTTCTTTGATGGCGTTGCTAACTAAGTCAGTGACTTTTTGTTGCTGTGCCGTTTTTAATTGGTTTTGAAATTCGGCGTTGTCCGATTTCAATTTTTCGTTCTCCTCTTGGAGCAACTTGTTTTTGTTATGCTGACTTTGAATTGCCGCAAACACATCTTGTTCGGTTGCCGATTCAGGCAAATTGAACTGATTTTTGAACTGTGCTAAAAGCATACTGTTATGATTGTTTAATTGGTTACTGATTTGATGATTGTAGAACTCCCAAACTGCGTTTGGAGATTCGTTATTAATTGGTGCTTCGGCAACAATGCCGTCGAAAACTTTGTCGACCAATTTTTGCTGTAAGGCATCTGTGGCGTTGAACCAAGTGTCTTTGCCTCGTTGCATCCAAGATGCTTGAATGACATCGGCTGTTTTTCCTGTTCTTTCTGCATAAATGGTAATCAGGTTTTTTTCCAACTCATCCATAAGGGCTGCTGTTTCTCTCAACTTTTCAGCATCGCCATTGGCGGTGCCAGAAACCCGATGAACCATTAGTTGTGCGAACCTTGACATGTAGATAATACGACCTGAAAGAGCAATGACACTTGCCATAGAAGCAGCCAATCCATCGATGTACACATGTATGTCAGCTGTGCTGTTTTTAAGTGCATTGTAAATTGTGATACCTTCAAAAACATCTCCGCCCCCAGAGTTGATACGAACATTGATTTGTTGGTGTTTTGCTTCGAGGGATTTGAGGTCGGAGATGAACCTTTTACTGTCGGTATCTTTCCAATTTCCGATGTAGCCATAAAGAAGAATTTCAGGCGTTTTTGTATTGTTATTTACGATGTAATTATTCATCTTCTTTCAAAATTAAAGTGATGAAATGGAGGCATAAAGCATTGCAGTTCTTATGCATTAATCTACCCCTTTTTACCCTGTCTTTCTCTCTGTAAATCGTGTTCATCTGTAATAATTTTGTGGCAGTATTATAACTATATAATACGCCCTACTTTATGACTAAAGAAAATAAGCAAGAGATAGCCCGAACTCTTTATTTGCTCAGTGAAAAAACACAGAAAGAAATCTGCCTTGTAGTTGGCTGGACAGAGAAAACTTTTATTGAACAAAAGCGAAAAGGGAAATGGGATGAATTGAAGGATAATAGAAGCCTGACCAAGCAACAGATAGTAACGATACTGCATTCGCAAACCTTAAAAATAATAGAGGTAGCGAAAGATGAAGGGCGTGTATTAACTGCAAAGGAAATAGACAGCATTGCAAAGCTGGCTTCGTCTATTGACAAACTTGAAAAGAAGGCGACTATTGAAACCTACATTGAAGTGTTTGAGGAGTATAATAAATGGTTGATGGGAGTGCAGCCGAATTTTGCCCAAGAGAATAATCATTATCAGGATTCATTTATTCATAGCAAGATTGTGAGGTAATGTGGCAATTTGACAATTTGAAAATGTGGCAATTTGAAAATTTTGAAAATGACCACCCCGCCTAAAGGCACCCCTCGAGAGGGGAATTATAGGAGAGACAAAAGATTTTGAAAGCGTATGAAAGTAAGTAAGCAAGCTATACAAAGATGGAAGGAGCACTGTGCGAAGGTGCAGGAAGCGACTGTGTTGCAAGGGACGGAAAGCGAAGCTGACAAGCAAGCAAGGATTGCAAAGGCAAAAAAAGACTACGGCTTTTTTGTGGAATACTATTTCCCTCAATATGCAAAAAGCAAGTGCGGGAAATTTCAGATTGACGCGGCTAAAGAGGTGGCGAAAAACAAGAAGCTTCGCGGCTTGTTTGAATGGGCAAGAGGTCACGCTAAAAGCACGCACTTTGATTTGATGATTCCACTTTGGTTGAAGCTAAAAGGGGAATTGAATGTGATGATATTGGTTGGAAAAAGTGAGGATAACGCAAAGACCCTTTTAGGGGATTTGCAAGCCGAACTACAATACAATCAACGCTACATCAACGATTATGGAGAACAAATGAATTTGGGGAATTGGGAAGATGGCAAATTCATTACTAAAGACGGCAAAGCCTTCTTTGCTTTAGGCAGGGGGCAAAGTCCGCGAGGACTGCGCTACCGAGACAACAGACCTGATTATATTGTGGTGGATGATTTGGACGATGATGAATTGGTGCAAAATGAACATCGCGTAAGCAAGATGTTGGATTGGATATTGGAGGCATTGTTTAATACTATGGACATGGGGCGTGGGCGGTTTATAATGGTGGGCAACCGCATCAGTAAAAACTCTGTGCTTGCACAGTTTGCAACTGTTGCAGGCATCTATCATACGGTAGTGAATGCGCTTGATGAAAACGGAAAACCTACTTGGCATGAGAAATACACGAAGGACGATATAGATCAAGTCATTCAAACGATTGGTGTAAGGCGAGCGCAAAAAGAGTTTTTCAATAATCCTATTACCGATGGTGCTGTTTTCAAATTGAAGGACATTCGCTATAAAGCGATGGACGATTTGAAAACCTATCGTTACCTGGTTTCTTATACCGACCCAAGCTTTAAGAGTGGCGCGAAGAGCGACTATAAAGCAACGATTTTAATGGGTAAAACCCCGCAGGGGGAATACCATATACTAAAGGCATTTGTAGCGCAAACAACGGTGCGCGACATGGTGCGGTGGCATTATCAGTTGCAAGAGGAATATGGCAAGTATGCGCCTATCAGTTACTATATGGAGAGTAATTTCCTTCAGGATATTCTCTTCGATGAATTTACCAAGATGGGCAATGAAACGAGTTTGCAACTACCTATTAAAGGCGACAGCCGGAACAAGCCTGATAAGTTTCAGCGCATTGAAAGTTTGCAGCCTTTGTTTGAGCGTGGGCTAATCTTCTTCAATGAATTAGAACAGGAAAACACAGGCATGAAGAAGTTAGTGGAGCAACTTTTACTTTTTGAAAAAGGGATGCGCAGCCATGATGATGCACCTGATGCACTGGAAGGTGCGGTGTGGATGCTGAATTTTAAAACAAGGGTGGATTTGCCACTGATTGTTGGGAGGAGGAATGAGGGGAGTTATAGGAATAGGATGAGGTATTGAGGGGGGAAATGTAGAAGCAATTGTGAAGTAGTGGTATTTTGTGAATCGGTTACTGAATATTAAACAACGCCTAATACAATTACCAAAGTTGAGTTTTTTTTCGTCAGCCACACAAAGTTAATACCACTTGTTATGCACAGGCTTTAGAGTGTTGCAAAAAAATGATTTATTTCGTCTAATTCATAAGCGTAACCAATTCCTACGTTTGCAGAACGTTTTAGTTCCTCTGCCGTAAGTTTCATTTGCTCTTGACCAACAATCAAAACATTTATGGGGTCAATTCCCCCTAAACCCATAATCCCTTGAGCTGCTTTTAGAGCCTGAATATTGGACGCAAAGCTTTGAAATAAATTATCGAAAGCACTTGTTAATCCTGTATGTTTTCTTGTTACAATTCCCACAACTCTGTTATTATCTATATTGATTAGTGGTCCTCCAGAGTTCCCTTGATTTACACTTGCATCAACTTGTAAATATTTAACCCCAGCACGTGAGAAACGAGAAGATAAAACACCTTGCTTTATAGACAAGTTACTTTGGTCAAACTGGAAACCTAAAACTGCGATTTTTTGCCCGATTTTGAGAGTACCACTATCTGATAAAGTAAGAGATGGAATATCATTAAACTCTGCATCCATCAAAGTCAAAACAGCATAATCCCAGCTTGTTTCAGGAAGTCCCATTTTAAGTCTTTGTTGGAAGTCAAGATAGGTTATTGTCTTTGCAGCTCTTATAGTATGTCCATCTTCATTGACAAAACGTAATTCAACATTTGTCGCTCCTGGCGTTACATAAACGTGGTTATTTGTAACCAAATAATTTTTAATTTTAAAACCAGTACCTGAACCTATTCTTTGTCCTTGTGCGTTTAAAAAACTTATTGAGCAAATCGAAGAATGGCAGTTTATCCAAGTGTCTCTATACATGTTTGGTAGTTAAAAAAGATTTTGCAAATGCACTGTTAGCCTTAGTACTTTCACGGTTCTATTTTCAGTCCATCAACTATTTTTTGGAACATTTTCTGAAAGTCATCTTCTTCGTATCCTTTCTTGTTGAATGGACTAAAGTCCAAAGCATTCACTCGTTTTATTTCTTCAATATTCTCCCAATATTCATCTGCTAATTCTATAGGTCTAATTTGATTCTTTTTAACTTTAAATAAATAGTCGTCTATCGTGGTTGGAAAAAAAACATTGCTCCATGAAAGTTCTTGCTTTTTTCTTGCCGTGGTCAACTCAAATTGACAAGCCTTACTACGAATTGAATATTCAGATGCAATAAATAAAAGCTTGTCGTGAGCACCAATTCCAGAAGTCATGATATCTTCTAAAGGTTTACCGCCTGGCGCATCTTTTTCCCACATGAAAGTCCTAATGCCCTCATTATTCAAGCTGTCATTTATCTTTTTCGCAAATTCAGAATCTTTAAAACTGTAGGAAATAAAAACTGTTGAAAAAGTCTTTTGTGTGGTCATTCCTGAAACAATTGCTTTTAAGTTTACTTTGTTCTTGATGTTAAAATAGCTTGAGAGTATTTCATCACTCAATTCATCGCTTTGTAATATTGTTTGAAAATCCATTGTAGCATAACTCTCATACTTAAGTTTTTTAGAGACTATAAAACATTCATTGTCCACAAAGCAATCTATAAAGCCACTTCTGTAAAGTATTGAGTCTATAAAGCGACTATTTCTTAGGTTAAGTCTATGAAAATTTGAAGAATCTATTCTGCAATCTTGAAATAACATGTCTATGAATTCATCATCCCTTTCAACTTTATTGTCCTTATAATATTGTAGTGTCATAAAATGAGAGTCGTCAATATCGCAGTCATAGAATCGGATATTTTCGGAAGGAAATAGCCCTCCAAAGCTACAAGTCATCAAAGTGCAGTTGTCATACGTTAAATTAAAAACACTTCCCTCGTCAAGTTCAACATTTCTGAAATGGCACTTTTCAAAATAAAGACCATTCCAATCCATTTCTAAATGAGAAAATCTACTATTTCTCAAGCCACAGTCCTTAAACTCACAATTTTGGAAAATGCAGAAAAACCCCCAAATGCCATCAAAGTCACAGTTGATAAATTTTACGCTACGAAATTCAATCCCATGAAAATTTCCAATAAAACAAAAGTCCCTAAATGTTTTTCTTACAACTCTTCGTTCTTTCTCATAAAACCCTTTTTTTGAAACTCCAATGCTTTTTGGGAAATTCTTTTTCAAGAATTGCATCAATGAGTCAGCTCCATTGATTATAGTCTTTGGTTTTTCTTTTGTCATTGGTCGTAGTCAGGTGGTTGTGTTTGTATTACGGCTAACTCGAGAATATACGAAACTGATTAACTTAAAAGTTTCGTTAAGCCAGCTACTATAGTGACAAAAAACAGAAACTTTCAGGTTCGTTTATTTACCTGCAAAACTACCTAAACATAGCTAATTGAGTAACTAATTTTATTTGAAAAGCCTGAGGCGAGGGAGGAACGACCGAGCTGAGGGTATGGGGGGTAGGCTTGTTCGAGCGAGGTGAAACGAGCGAGAACAAAGGGAATGGGAGAAGCTGGGGCTATCATTTGGTAAAGTTTATTTACAATGCGGTAATAGGATAATGCGTCAAAGCGATAATGTTATCAACTGAGGGGTCAATTGTTTGGTCGAATTTGGACAATTTGGACGGATTGGACGGTTGATGTCGGGGGTGAATTGAGTGGTCGGAGGTCGGAGGTCGGGGTTGGTATCAGGTATCATTTCTCTATGGATGATGATAGTATGATACTTAGTTGTACGTTTCTTTTGGCGTCCCAAAAGAAAGTACCAAAGAAAAAGACCCCGCCATCAATATGCAGCATGATGGCGGGATTCGCTCCGATTAAGCTTTTGCCTTACTGCGAACTCGGCTGTAAAGCCTTGATGTCGGATTTAGTTGTGAAATGTTTGTTTTTAGTGTCTGAGGTTTGTATCAGGTATCATCAACTATTAGGGTTTTGATACTTTGATACTTCTAATGTTGCTCTTTTTTGTGTCGTTTTTATATTTATAC